AAAATGGACAAAAAGTTTATTTCACTTTGTAAAGTTTTGAAAATTAAAATTTGATTCTTATTTTTACAATGCCCTAAAATACCATTATGAAATTGACTTTATTAAAATCCGACATCCTGAAATCGTTTTGCGTAATGGTACGCATGGGCGACGACGTAAGGGTGTCGGATTTGTTTTGATATGGAACAAGGTTGGATAAAAATACACCGTTCAATTATGGACAAAGGTTGGTTCCAGGATTCGAACGCGGTTCATTTATGGTTTTATTTATTATTGAAGGCGTCACACTCAAAATCGGAATATTTGTGGAATGGTCAAATCATTGATTTGCAACCCGGTCAATTTGTTACCGGCCGAAAAAAAATCGCGAATGAAACCGGAATTCAGGAATCAAAGATTGAAAGGTTGTTGAAGTTGTTCGAAAGTGAACAACAAATTGAACAACAAAAAACAAATACAAGTCGTTTAATATCAATCGTTAATTATTCAAAATATCAATCGCGTGAACAACCAAATGAACAACGAGTGAACAACAAACGAACAACGAGTGAACAACGAGTGAACACTAATAAAGAATTAAAAGAATTAAAAGAATGTAATAATGAAAAAGATATTTATAAAAATTCATTGAATCCATTATTGATTTTTATTTTTGAAAATTGTCCTAACATCCAAAAAATGAATCAACCAATGACCGAAATCGAAGCGAACAAATTAATGGACGCGTTTCAATTTCAGGAAATCGCCGAAATATTGGTTTCAATGGACAATTATAAAAAACTTAACACAACATATCAATCGCCATTTAAAACGTGTTTAAATTGGCTAAAAAGGGCAAAAAATGACAAAACCAACAACAACAAACCAACAAAAGTCGATTGGACCGACGCAATCCGCAAATGGTGATTCAATTCAGGCGACAATTATAAACGCCAGGAATCAACCGAAAGTTCATGAATTAAACGATCCGAACGACAAAATCAAAATTGCGCTGAAATACATTTTCGGTTTGACCGGATTAAAGGCGGAAAATTTACCAAACGACGAACAAAAATTGATTCTGATTGAATTTATCCGATCCGAATTCAAAAATTGGACATGCGACGAATTTGTGAACGCGTTTCGATTAATGGTGGCCGGCCATTTAGATTTTGACGGAAATCATTATCAAAATTTCAATGCAATGTATTTTTCAAACGTTATGGCGGCTTACAAAGCAAAAAAAATTGACGTGTTGAAATACATTCAGCAACCGGAACCAATCAAACAAATCGATCCGGTCGAAAACCTACAATTCAAAATTGCATTCATTGAAGATTGTGTTTTGAAACCGTTTAAATATTACAAAAAGACCGGAAAATTAACGTTCGGAATTACACCCATAAAAATCATTTACGAATATTTGACCGAAGATTTCAAAGTTTTGAATTTGTCATTGGCTGAAAAAAACGTGATTCGGGACCAGGCAACCGAAAACGTCAAATCGAATTGGGCCAAACAACGGTTGAATTTGAATCGTGAAAATCGCGACAAACAATCGAAAATCAATTCAGACGGATTTGAAAAAACATTTGCGTTCGATATTAAAAACGAATGTTATCGAATTAGTATTGCCAATTTTTTTGAACGATTGGATTTTGATTTTGAACAAATGGTCAATGATTACATAAAAAGATTATAAAATGGAAAACAAAAAAACAACATACATTTTCAGGTTTAGAGGTTACGAACCGAAATTTGTTCAACGACGTGGCGAATCTTATATCGATTACGAAATGATGTATTTCAACGAACAAAAGGAATTCACGGAAGACGAATTCAACATGTTTTTGGCTGAATGTCAGAAAACCGAACACAAAAGAAAATTAATTGATTGGATTAAGCAATGAAAGCACACCAAAGAATCATTCGAGAAAATAAACAAATAACCGACACCGGTGGTTTTTTTGGTTATCCAAAAGCGGAAATAAAAAACGCAATTTGTAAAAAAATCACTTATGAACAAGCCAAAAAAATAATTTTGGAATATGAATGGTTGGGAACAATGGGACAAGGTTTGTTTTGTTACGGAATTTTTTTTGAAAATGTTTTGGCCGGTGTTGTTTGTTTTGGGTTTCCGGCAAGTTTGACGGCCGGTTCAATGTTTGGAAATGAATTTTCAAACATTGCTATTTGTTTAGAACGTGGCGCGTGTGTATGGTGGGCGCATGAACATTCAGCGTCAAAATTAATTTCATTCGCAATTAATGACATGGTAAAAAATACAAAATATCGAATTTTTTATGCGTATTCAGACGAAACCGCCGGTGAAATTGGAACCGTTTATCAGGCGTGCAATTGGTTATATTTGGGAAAAATGCCAAGTGGTGGAAGTCAAAACAAATTAATTGATCCGAAAGGCGTTTTAAAAGATTCGCGACATATTATGAAAATGGCTGAAAAATACGGTGATCCAAAAAATAGAATTGAAGCAAGAAAATTATTGATTGAAAATGGTTGGAAAACAAAAAAAACAAAACCAAAATGCAAATATGTTATTGTTAAAGGGCAAAAAAATGAGATTAAAAACATAATGAAAAATTTGAAATTTAATATTGTAAAATATCCAAAAAGAAATCAAAAAACGATTGACGAAACCAAACAATGAACAAAGGATTTATCGACACCGACAAAAACGGTCAATTTGTAGTGGTTGAAATGAATGAATTTTTATTCGAAACAGAATATCCATTGCACCCGTTTTTTAAAAACAAAAAATTCCAGGTTGGCGAATTGGTCAATTTTCAATTGGCCATGGAATGTTCACGACATTATCCGTTCGTTTGTGATTGCCTAAAAATGACAACGTTCGCGTTGCCGGTATTGAGCAAAAAAAAACCGATATTTGAAAGAATAAAAAAGTGGTTCAAATGAACATTACAAAAGACGAAATAAAACGATTCAAAGAATTCCGAAACATCATGTTGGTTAAAAAGTCGGAAATGTACGCCGATGGGAATTTCAACGCGGTGTTGGTTATTGACGACCTGATAAAAACATTTTACGAAATAAACAAAGCAATAAAAAACAAAATTGACAATGAAAACACTATCATTTAAAGCAAAAATCGCTATGGTTATAATTACACCAATCATGTTCACATTTTCGGTGTTTATTTTTTCCATTCTCTATTTATTTAAAATTATTTTTTGGATATTTAACAAAACCGGAATCACCGAAGCGTTGACATATTTGGGAAGTAAAATCCGGGAAAAACAAAAGTTCAATTCGTTCATGGAATCATTGTCAGACGACGACAAAAAAACAATGTCAAATGGGTAAATTAATGCAAATGTTGACCGGTAAAAAAGACGTTGACCAAATGCAACGAAACATGAATTGGATTGATTCGCAAATAAAAAATTTGGAACAAACGAAATTCATATTGGATCAACAATTGTCTAAAATGCAAAAGGAACGCGAAAAGTTAATTGAAAAAATGAAAAAATGAATCGTGCATTGGTGACCGTGATTTCAATACATTTCACATTGTTTATTTTATTAGTGATTTGGTTGGAATGGAACAAATTTAAAAATCGAAACAATAATGAATGACATGTTGGAATTTAACGATTGGGTTGACCATTTAATTGAAGACCTGGCAAACAATGAAGACGTGTCATTGTTGGAATTTCATGTCCGATTCAATCAAATCGAATCCGAACGAAAACGCGTGATTGACATGTTGACCAATTTGAACGATTTGTTCGACGACGAAAATTTTTAATATCTTTGAGCAAACCGGGACGCGAAACGTCCGTAAAAATTCAACATGGCACACCGAACAACAAAAGAAAAAATCGCGTTATCAAAAAAGATTTGCGACGATTACGGATCGAACGACGTCACCATTGATTCAGTTTGCGAACAACACGGAATCGCGCCACGAACATTCACTTATTGGATTGACCAATTTGCTGAAGTTGCTGAATTATATAAGATTGCAAAGGACAAAAATTCCAAGGTTCACAAAATGGTTATGCGCGAAAAGGCGTTGAACGGCCTTCAAAGGTTTTTAACCGGTTGGAGTGTTGAGGAATCAGAAACCGAGGAAATGAAAAACGGCAAAGGCAAAGTTGTAATGACCAAAACCAAAAAGAAAAACAAATTCATTCCGCCGTCAACAACCGCAATCATTTTCGCGCTGAAAAATATCGATCCGGCGCAATGGAACGAAGACATGACAATTGATTTTGGTGGCGAAAAACAAGTGTTCAAAATAGGCGACCAAACAATCGAATTCAAATAAACGCCGGGTGAACATTTGTCAAATCAAAAGGTTTTTCAAAGCGTTGGAAGTTCGGTTCGAATCCGACACCCGGCCCAATTTTAAACAACAACAATGAACGTTTTATTCGAACCACATCCAAAACAACACGAATTCATTCAGGCGGTTTTTTCCAACAAATTCAAATATCTTTTGTTTGGTGGCGCGGCCGGTGGTGGCAAATCGTTTGTTTCATTGGCGACATTGATAATGTTGGCCCGGATTTATCCAGGTTCAAAATCGTTTGTCATTCGTGAATCTTTGCCAACGCTGAAACGAACAACCATTCCGTCGTTTTTCAAATTGTGTCCGAAATCATTTGTCAAATCCTATAATCAAACCGACCAATTGGTCAAATTTCGAAACGGTTCGTCGTTGGCCTTTTTTCCTGAAAATTATGTCATGGACAAAAATTTGACACGATTTGACGGTATCGAAGCAAACTTTTTTTTGATTGAGGAAGGCCAGGAATGTCAACGAAAAACGTTTGAAAAATGTAAATTGCGCGCCGGTCGAAATATCATTCCGGGTTTGGAAACACAACCGAATCCAATGATTTTGGTCACATGCAACCCGTCACAAAATTGGACAAAGGAATTGTTTCATGAACCGTTCATTGACGGAACGTTGTCGCCGGATCACTTTTATTTGCAATCGTTAATGAAAGACAATCCGTCGTTGCCTGAATCGTATTTGGAAGGGTTGGAAAATCTCGACGAAATAACGCGTGAAATTTTCGTCAACGGAAATTGGGACGTCATGAACGTTGAACGTCCATTTGCTTATTCATTCAATAAATTTAAAACCGTCAAATCGAATTTGGAAATCAATAAAAACGAACCAATCATTTTATCGTTCGATTTCAACGTCGATCCGATTACATGTGTCGCCGGTCAAAGTTATGGCGGTAAAATTCGAATCCTCAAAGAATTCAGATTGCGAAATTCGGACATTTACAATTTGTGTTCGGTTATCAAAACAACGTTTGGAAATCCGTTTTTCATTGTCACCGGTGACGCGTCCGGGGCGAATCGTTCCGCAATGACAAAAGGCGCAATGAATTTTTATTCAATTATACGTGACGAATTAGGATTGTCAAAATCACAATTCAAAGTTCCTTCAATCAATCCGTCGATTAAAAATTCCAGGGTGTTGTTGAATTCAATGTTGGAACGACACACCGATTTGTTGATTGACGCGTCATGTCAATATTTGATTAATGATTTGATTTCGGTTCAAACCGATTCGAACGGTGACATCGATAAAAGCAAAGACAAACATTTGACACATTTATTGGATTGTTTCCGTTATTATCTTTGGACGTTTCACCATGATTTCATTCGTTTTCTAAAATGAATCAGTATATTTGAAAAAAAATAAGTCATGGCTAAAATGGACAAAATGCACCGTTGCGTTATGGACGTAATGAAGACGGGCAAAGACAAATCGTCAAGTTATGCAATTTGCACGGCATCAATCAAAGGAACAACCAAAAAAACAAAATCAACAACAAAGAAAAAATGAATTGGTTTAAACGAAACAAACAACAACAACCGAACAACGAACCAAAAATTGCAATCAAACACGTTTACACGGACAAATCCGGGTTGAAGTGGTTTGAATACGAAAACATGTTGACCATTCCGGCCAAACGCGCAATCGCGGCCGAAATCGCGACCAGGTTCGCCGACATGAATTTGACAAAAGAACAATTGATCCGATTGTTCAATGAAATGAAAAAAAACGCGAACGAAGGCAACATCGTTCAATTGTTTCACCTTATGGGCGAAATCGAATTCCGATTGAATTATATTGGAGAGGAAACAACATTGTTGGAATTAGCGTCGTGTTATTTTTTAATTCAGGGCGAAGACGAAACCGGGTTTGACGAAAAACATCGTCAAATCAAATTGGACAAATTCAAAATGGATTCTGATTGTCATGATTTTTTTTTGCAAAGGGCATTCGAATACACAATCAATTATTCGAATTC